ATTGACGGCGTAGTACACACTATTGAATCAAACAGCCGACCAATTGCACTACCATCACAATGGAGAAGCCAGTAGTAAACGTAGACGTAGACCCCCAGAGTCCGTTTGTCGTGCAACTGCAAAAAAGCTTCCCGCAATTTGAGGTAGTAGCACAGCAGGTCACTCCAAATGACCATGCTAATGCCAGAGCATTTTCGCATCTGGCCAGTAAACTAATCGAGCTGGAGGTTCCTACCACAGCGACGATCTTGGACATAGGCAGCGCACCGGCTCGTAGAATGTTTTCCGAGCACCAGTATCATTGTGTCTGCCCCATGCGTAGTCCAGAAGACCCGGACCGCATGATGAAATACGCCAGTAAACTGGCGGAAAAAGCGTGCAAGATTACAAACAAGAACTTGCATGAGAAGATTAAGGATCTCCGGACCGTACTTGATACGCCGGATGCTGAAACACCATCGCTCTGCTTTCACAACGATGTTACCTGCAACATGCGTGCCGAATATTCCGTCATGCAGGACGTGTATATCAACGCTCCCGGAACTATCTATCATCAGGCTATGAAAGGCGTGCGGACCCTGTACTGGATTGGCTTCGACACCACCCAGTTCATGTTCTCGGCTATGGCAGGTTCGTACCCTGCGTACAACACCAACTGGGCCGACGAGAAAGTCCTTGAAGCGCGTAACATCGGACTTTGCAGCACAAAGCTGAGTGAAGGTAGGACAGGAAAATTGTCGATAATGAGGAAGAAGGAGTTGAAGCCCGGGTCGCGGGTTTATTTCTCCGTAGGATCGACACTTTATCCAGAACACAGAGCCAGCTTGCAGAGCTGGCATCTTCCATCGGTGTTCCACTTGAATGGAAAGCAGTCGTACACTTGCCGCTGTGATACAGTGGTGAGTTGCGAAGGCTACGTAGTGAAGAAAATCACCATCAGTCCCGGGATCACGGGAGAAACCGTGGGATACGCGGTTACACACAATAGCGAGGGCTTCTTGCTATGCAAAGTTACTGACACAGTAAAAGGAGAACGGGTATCGTTCCCTGTGTGCACGTACATCCCGGCCACCATATGCGATCAGATGACTGGTATAATGGCCACGGATATATCACCTGACGATGCACAAAAACTTCTGGTTGGGCTCAACCAGCGAATTGTCATTAACGGTAGGACTAACAGGAACACCAACACCATGCAAAATTACCTTCTGCCGATCATAGCACAAGGGTTCAGCAAATGGGCTAAGGAGCGCAAGGATGATCTTGATAACGAGAAAATGCTGGGTACTAGAGAACGCAAGCTTACGTATGGCTGCTTGTGGGCGTTTCGCACTAAGAAAGTACATTCGTTTTATCGCCCACCTGGAACGCAGACCTGCGTAAAAGTCCCAGCCTCTTTTAGCGCTTTTCCCATGTCGTCCGTATGGACGACCTCTTTGCCCATGTCGCTGAGGCAGAAATTGAAACTGGCATTGCAACCAAAGAAGGAGGAAAAACTGCTGCAGGTCTCGGAGGAATTAGTCATGGAGGCCAAGGCTGCTTTTGAGGATGCTCAGGAGGAAGCCAGAGCGGAGAAGCTCCGAGAAGCACTTCCACCATTAGTGGCAGACAAAGGCATCGAGGCAGCCGCAGAAGTTGTCTGCGAAGTGGAGGGGCTCCAGGCGGACATCGGAGCAGCATTAGTTGAAACCCCGCGCGGTCACGTAAGGATAATACCTCAAGCAAATGACCGTATGATCGGACAGTATATCGTTGTCTCGCCAAACTCTGTGCTGAAGAATGCCAAACTCGCACCAGCGCACCCGCTAGCAGATCAGGTTAAGATCATAACACACTCCGGAAGATCAGGAAGGTACGCGGTCGAACCATACGACGCTAAAGTACTGATGCCAGCAGGAGGTGCCGTACCATGGCCAGAATTCCTAGCACTGAGTGAGAGCGCCACGTTAGTGTACAACGAAAGAGAGTTTGTGAACCGCAAACTATACCACATTGCCATGCATGGCCCCGCCAAGAATACAGAAGAGGAGCAGTACAAGGTTACAAAGGCAGAGCTTGCAGAAACAGAGTACGTGTTTGACGTGGACAAGAAGCGTTGCGTTAAGAAGGAAGAAGCCTCAGGTCTGGTCCTCTCGGGAGAACTGACCAACCCTCCCTATCATGAGCTAGCTCTGGAGGGACTGAAGACCCGACCTGCGGTCCCGTACAAGGTCGAAACAATAGGAGTGATAGGCACACCGGGGTCGGGCAAGTCAGCTATTATCAAGTCAACTGTCACGGCACGAGATCTTGTTACCAGCGGAAAGAAAGAAAATTGTCGCGAAATTGAGGCCGACGTGCTAAGACTGAGGGGTATGCAGATTACGTCGAAGACAGTAGATTCGGTTATGCTCAACGGATGCCACAAAGCCGTAGAAGTGCTGTACGTTGACGAAGCGTTCGCGTGCCACGCAGGAGCACTACTTGCCTTGATTGCTATCGTCAGGCCCCGCAAGAAGGTAGTACTATGCGGAGACCCCATGCAATGCGGATTCTTCAACATGATGCAACTAAAGGTACATTTCAATCACCCTGAAAAAGACATATGCACCAAGACATTCTACAAGTATATCTCCCGGCGTTGCACACAGCCAGTTACAGCTATTGTATCGACACTGCATTACGATGGAAAGATGAAAACCACGAACCCGTGCAAGAAGAACATTGAAATCGATATTACAGGGGCCACAAAGCCGAAGCCAGGGGATATCATCCTGACATGTTTCCGCGGGTGGGTTAAGCAATTGCAAATCGACTATCCCGGACATGAAGTAATGACAGCCGCGGCCTCACAAGGGCTAACCAGAAAAGGAGTGTATGCCGTCCGGCAAAAAGTCAATGAAAACCCACTGTACGCGATCACATCAGAGCATGTGAACGTGTTGCTCACCCGCACTGAGGACAGGCTAGTGTGGAAAACCTTGCAGGGCGACCCATGGATTAAGCAGCCCACTAACATACCTAAAGGAAACTTTCAGGCTACTATAGAGGACTGGGAAGCTGAACACAAGGGAATAATTGCTGCAATAAACAGCCCCACTCCCCGTGCCAATCCGTTCAGCTGCAAGACCAACGTTTGCTGGGCGAAAGCATTGGAACCGATACTAGCCACGGCCGGTATCGTACTTACCGGTTGCCAGTGGAGCGAACTGTTCCCACAGTTTGCGGATGACAAACCACATTCGGCCATTTACGCCTTAGACGTAATTTGCATTAAGTTTTTCGGCATGGACTTGACAAGCGGACTGTTTTCTAAACAGAGCATCCCACTAACGTACCATCCCGCCGATTCAGCGAGGCCGGTAGCTCATTGGGACAACAGCCCAGGAACCCGCAAGTATGGGTACGATCACGCCATTGCCGCCGAACTCTCCCGTAGATTTCCGGTGTTCCAGCTAGCTGGGAAGGGCACACAACTTGATTTGCAGACGGGGAGAACCAGAGTTATCTCTGCACAGCATAACCTGGTCCCGGTGAACCGCAATCTTCCTCACGCCTTAGTCCCCGAGTACAAGGAGAAGCAACCCGGCCCGGTCAAAAAATTCTTGAACCAGTTCAAACACCACTCAGTACTTGTGGTATCAGAGGAAAAAATTGAAGCTCCCCGTAAGAGAATCGAATGGATCGCCCCGATTGGCATAGCCGGTGCAGATAAGAACTACAACCTGGCTTTCGGGTTTCCGCCGCAGGCACGGTACGACCTGGTGTTCATCAACATTGGAACTAAATACAGAAACCACCACTTTCAGCAGTGCGAAGACCATGCGGCGACCTTAAAAACCCTTTCGCGTTCGGCCCTGAATTGCCTTAACCCAGGAGGCACCCTCGTGGTGAAGTCCTATGGCTACGCCGACCGCAACAGTGAGGACGTAGTCACCGCTCTTGCCAGAAAGTTTGTCAGGGTGTCTGCAGCGAGACCAGATTGTGTCTCAAGCAATACAGAAATGTACCTGATTTTCCGACAACTAGACAACAGCCGTACACGGCAATTCACCCCGCACCATCTGAATTGCGTGATTTCGTCCGTGTATGAGGGTACAAGAGATGGAGTTGGAGCCGCGCCGTCATACCGCACCAAAAGGGAGAATATTGCTGACTGTCAAGAGGAAGCAGTTGTCAACGCAGCCAATCCGCTGGGTAGACCAGGCGAAGGAGTCTGCCGTGCCATCTATAAACGTTGGCCGACCAGTTTTACCGATTCAGCCACGGAGACAGGCACCGCAAGAATGACTGTGTGCCTAGGAAAGAAAGTGATCCACGCGGTCGGCCCTGATTTCCGGAAGCACCCAGAAGCAGAAGCCTTGAAATTGCTACAAAACGCCTACCATGCAGTGGCAGACTTAGTAAATGAACATAACATCAAGTCTGTCGCCATTCCACTGCTATCTACAGGCATTTACGCAGCCGGAAAAGACCGCCTTGAAGTATCACTTAACTGCTTGACAACCGCGCTAGACAGAACTGACGCGGACGTAACCATCTATTGCCTGGATAAGAAGTGGAAGGAAAGAATCGACGCGGCACTCCAACTTAAGGAGTCTGTAACAGAGCTGAAGGATGAAGATATGGAGATCGACGATGAGTTAGTATGGATCCATCCAGACAGTTGCTTGAAGGGAAGAAAGGGATTCAGTACTACAAAAGGAAAATTGTATTCGTACTTCGAAGGCACCAAATTCCATCAAGCAGCAAAAGACATGGCGGAGATAAAGGTCCTGTTCCCTAATGACCAGGAAAGTAATGAACAACTGTGTGCCTACATATTGGGTGAGACCATGGAAGCAATCCGCGAAAAGTGCCCGGTCGACCATAACCCGTCGTCTAGCCCGCCCAAAACGTTGCCGTGCCTTTGCATGTATGCCATGACGCCAGAAAGGGTCCACAGACTTAGAAGCAATAACGTCAAAGAAGTTACAGTATGCTCCTCCACCCCCCTTCCTAAGCACAAAATTAAGAATGTTCAGAAGGTTCAGTGCACGAAAGTAGTCCTGTTTAATCCGCACACTCCCGCATTCGTTCCCGCCCGTAAGTACATAGAAGTGCCAGAACAGCCTACCGCTCCTCCTGCACAGGCCGAGGAGGCCCCCGAAGTTGTAGCGACACCGTCACCATCTACAGCTGATAACACCTCGCTTGATGTCACAGACATCTCACTGGATATGGATGACAGTAGCGAAGGCTCACTTTTTTCGAGCTTTAGCGGATCGGACAACTCTATTACTAGTATGGACAGTTGGTCGTCAGGACCTAGTTCACTAGAGATAGTAGACCGAAGGCAGGTGGTGGTGGCTGACGTTCATGCCGTCCAAGAGCCTGCCCCTATTCCACCGCCAAGGCTAAAGAAGATGGCCCGCCTGGCAGCGGCAAGAAAAGAGCCCACTCCACCGGCAAGCAATAGCTCTGAGTCCCTCCACCTCTCTTTTGGTGGGGTATCCATGTCCCTCGGATCAATTTTCGACGGAGAGACGGCCCGCCAGGCAGCGGTACAACCCCTGGCAACAGGCCCCACGGATGTGCCTATGTCTTTCGGATCGTTTTCCGACGGAGAGATTGATGAGCTGAGCCGCAGAGTAACTGAGTCCGAACCCGTCCTGTTTGGATCATTTGAACCGGGCGAAGTGAACTCAATTATATCGTCCCGATCAGCCGTATCTTTTCCACTACGCAAGCAGAGACGTAGACGCAGGAGCAGGAGGACTGAATACTGACTAACCGGGGTAGGTGGGTACATATTTTCGACGGACACAGGCCCTGGGCACTTGCAAAAGAAGTCCGTTCTGCAGAACCAGCTTACAGAACCGACCTTGGAGCGCAATGTCCTGGAAAGAATTCATGCCCCGGTGCTCGACACGTCGAAAGAGGAACAACTCAAACTCAGGTACCAGATGATGCCCACCGAAGCCAACAAAAGTAGGTACCAGTCTCGTAAAGTAGAAAATCAGAAAGCCATAACCACTGAGCGACTACTGTCAGGACTACGACTGTATAACTCTGCCACAGATCAGCCAGAATGCTATAAGATCACCTATCCGAAACCATTGTACTCCAGTAGCGTACCGGCGAACTACTCCGATCCACAGTTCGCTGTAGCTGTCTGTAACAACTATCTGCATGAGAACTATCCGACAGTAGCATCTTATCAGATTACTGACGAGTACGATGCTTACTTGGATATGGTAGACGGGACAGTCGCCTGCCTGGATACTGCAACCTTCTGCCCCGCTAAGCTTAGAAGTTACCCGAAAAAACATGAGTATAGAGCCCCGAATATCCGCAGTGCGGTTCCATCAGCGATGCAGAACACGCTACAAAATGTGCTCATTGCCGCAACTAAAAGAAATTGCAACGTCACGCAGATGCGTGAACTGCCAACACTGGACTCAGCGACATTCAATGTCGAATGCTTTCGAAAATATGCATGTAATGACGAGTATTGGGAGGAGTTCGCTCGGAAGCCAATTAGGATTACCACTGAGTTTGTCACCGCATATGTAGCTAGACTGAAAGGCCCTAAGGCCGCCGCACTATTTGCAAAGACGTATAATTTGGTCCCATTGCAAGAAGTGCCTATGGATAGATTCGTCATGGACATGAAAAGAGACGTGAAAGTTACACCAGGCACGAAACACACAGAAGAAAGACCGAAAGTACAAGTGATACAAGCCGCAGAACCCCTGGCGACTGCTTACTTATGCGGGATTCACCGGGAATTAGTGCGTAGGCTTACGGCCGTCTTGCTTCCAAACATTCACACGCTTTTTGACATGTCGGCGGAGGATTTTGATGCAATCATAGCAGAACACTTCAAGCAAGGCGACCCGGTACTGGAGACGGATATCGCATCATTCGACAAAAGCCAAGACGACGCTATGGCGTTAACCGGTCTGATGATCTTGGAGGACCTGGGTGTGGATCAACCACTACTCGACTTGATCGAGTGCGCCTTTGGAGAAATATCATCCACCCATCTACCTACGGGTACTCGTTTTAAATTCGGGGCGATGATGAAATCCGGAATGTTCCTCACACTTTTTGTCAACACAGTTTTGAATGTCGTTATCGCCAGCAGAGTACTAGAAGAGCGGCTTAAAACGTCCAGATGTGCAGCGTTCATTGGCGACGACAACATCATACATGGAGTAGTATCTGACAAAGAAATGGCTGAGAGGTGCGCCACCTGGCTCAACATGGAGGTTAAGATCATCGACGCAGTCATCGGTGAGAGACCACCTTACTTCTGCGGCGGATTTATCTTGCAAGATTCGGTTACTTCCACAGCGTGCCGCGTGGCGGATCCCCTGAAAAGGCTGTTTAAGTTGGGTAAACCGCTCCCAGCCGACGACGAGCAAGACGAAGACAGAAGACGCGCTCTGCTAGATGAAACAAAGGCGTGGTTTAGAGTAGGTATAACAGGCACTTTAGCAGTGGCCGTGACGACCCGGTATGAGGTAGACAATATTACACCTGTCCTACTGGCATTGAGAACTTTTGCCCAGAGCAAAAGAGCATTCCAAGCCATCAGAGGGGAAATAAAGCATCTCTACGGTGGTCCTAAATAGTCAGCATAGTACATTTCATCTGACTAATACTACAACACCACCACCATGAATAGAGGATTCTTTAACATGCTCGGCCGCCGCCCCTTCCCGGCCCCCACTGCCATGTGGAGGCCGCGGAGAAGGAGGCAGGCGGCCCCGATGCCTGCCCGCAACGGGCTGGCTTCTCAAATCCAGCAACTGACCACAGCCGTCAGTGCCCTAGTCATTGGACAGGCAACTAGACCTCAACCCCCACGTCCACGCCCGCCACCGCGCCAGAAGAAGCAGGCGCCCAAGCAACCACCGAAGCCGAAGAAACCAAAAACGCAGGAGAAGAAGAAGAAGCAACCTGCAAAACCCAAACCCGGAAAGAGACAGCGCATGGCACTTAAGTTGGAGGCCGACAGATTGTTCGACGTCAAGAACGAGGACGGAGATGTCATCGGGCACGCACTGGCCATGGAAGGAAAGGTAATGAAACCTCTGCACGTGAAAGGAACCATCGACCACCCTGTGCTATCAAAGCTCAAATTTACCAAGTCGTCAGCATACGACATGGAGTTCGCACAGTTGCCAGTCAACATGAGAAGTGAGGCATTCACCTACACCAGTGAACACCCCGAAGGATTCTATAACTGGCACCACGGAGCGGTGCAGTATAGTGGAGGTAGATTTACCATCCCTCGCGGAGTAGGAGGCAGAGGAGACAGCGGTCGTCCGATCATGGATAACTCCGGTCGGGTTGTCGCGATAGTCCTCGGTGGCGCTGATGAAGGAACACGAACTGCCCTTTCGGTCGTCACCTGGAATAGTAAAGGGAAGACAATTAAGACGACCCCGGAAGGGACAGAAGAGTGGTCCGCAGCACCACTGGTCACGGCAATGTGTTTGCTCGGAAATGTGAGCTTCCCATGCGACCGCCCGCCCACATGCTATACCCGCGAACCTTCCAGAGCCCTCGACATCCTTGAAGAGAACGTGAACCATGAGGCCTACGATACCCTGCTCAATGCCATATTGCGGTGCGGATCGTCTGGCAGAAGCAAAAGAAGCGTCATTGACGACTTTACCCTGACCAGCCCCTACTTGGGCACATGCTCGTACTGCCACCATACTGTACCGTGCTTCAGCCCTGTTAAGATCGAGCAGGTCTGGGACGAAGCGGACGATAACACCATACGCATACAGACTTCCGCCCAGTTTGGATACGACCAAAGCGGAGCAGCAAGCGCAAACAAGTACCGCTACATGTCGCTTAAGCAGGATCACACCGTTAAAGAAGGCACCATGGATGACATCAAGATTAGCACCTCAGGACCGTGTAGAAGGCTTAGCTACAAAGGATACTTTCTCCTCGCAAAATGCCCTCCAGGGGACAGCGTAACGGTTAGCATAGTGAGTAGCAACTCAGCAACGTCATGTACACTGGCCCGCAAGATAAAACCAAAATTCGTGGGACGGGAAAAATATGATCTACCTCCCGTTCACGGTAAAAAAATTCCTTGCACAGTGTACGACCGTCTGAAAGAAACAACTGCAGGCTACATCACTATGCACAGGCCGAGACCGCACGCTTATACATCCTACCTGGAAGAATCATCAGGGAAAGTTTACGCAAAGCCGCCATCTGGGAAGAACATTACGTATGAGTGCAAGTGCGGCGACTACAAGACCGGAACCGTTTCGACCCGCACCGAAATCACTGGTTGCACCGCCATCAAGCAGTGCGTCGCCTATAAGAGCGACCAAACGAAGTGGGTCTTCAACTCACCGGACTTGATCAGACATGACGACCACACGGCCCAAGGGAAATTGCATTTGCCTTTCAAGTTGATCCCGAGTACCTGCATGGTCCCTGTTGCCCACGCGCCGAATGTAATACATGGCTTTAAACACATCAGCCTCCAATTAGATACAGACCACTTGACATTGCTCACCACCAGGAGACTAGGGGCAAACCCGGAACCAACCACTGAATGGATCGTCGGAAAGACGGTCAGAAACTTCACCGTCGACCGAGATGGCCTGGAATACATATGGGGAAATCATGAGCCAGTGAGGGTCTATGCCCAAGAGTCAGCACCAGGAGACCCTCACGGATGGCCACACGAAATAGTACAGCATTACTACCATCGCCATCCTGTGTACACCATCTTAGCCGTCGCATCAGCTACCGTGGCGATGATGATTGGCGTAACTGTTGCAGTGTTATGTGCCTGTAAAGCGCGCCGTGAGTGCCTGACGCCATACGCCCTGGCCCCAAACGCCGTAATCCCAACTTCGCTGGCACTCTTGTGCTGCGTTAGGTCGGCCAATGCTGAAACGTTCACCGAGACCATGAGTTACTTGTGGTCGAACAGTCAGCCGTTCTTCTGGGTCCAGTTGTGCATACCTTTGGCCGCTTTCATCGTTCTAATGCGCTGCTGCTCCTGCTGCCTGCCTTTTTTAGTGGTTGCCGGCGCCTACCTGGCGAAGGTAGACGCCTACGAACATGCGACCACTGTTCCAAATGTGCCACAGATACCGTATAAGGCACTTGTTGAAAGGGCAGGGTATGCCCCGCTCAATTTGGAGATCACTGTCATGTCCTCGGAGGTTTTGCCTTCCACCAACCAAGAGTACATTACCTGCAAATTCACCACTGTGGTCCCCTCCCCAAAAATCAAATGCTGCGGCTCCTTGGAATGTCAGCCGGCCGCTCATGCAGACTATACCTGCAAGGTCTTCGGAGGGGTCTACCCCTTTATGTGGGGAGGAGCGCAATGTTTTTGCGACAGTGAGAACAGCCAGATGAGTGAGGCGTACGTCGAATTGTCAGCAGATTGCGCGTCTGACCACGCGCAGGCGATTAAGGTGCACACTGCCGCGATGAAAGTAGGACTGCGTATTGTGTACGGGAACACTACCAGTTTCCTAGATGTGTACGTGAACGGAGTCACACCAGGAACGTCTAAAGACTTGAAAGTCATAGCTGGACCAATTTCAGCATCGTTTACGCCATTCGATCATAAGGTCGTTATCCATCGCGGCCTGGTGTACAACTATGACTTCCCGGAATATGGAGCGATGAAACCAGGAGCGTTTGGAGACATTCAAGCTACCTCCTTGACTAGCAAGGATCTCATCGCCAGCACAGACATTAGGCTACTCAAGCCTTCCGCCAAGAACGTGCATGTCCCGTACACGCAGGCCTCATCAGGATTTGAGATGTGGAAAAACAACTCAGGCCGCCCACTGCAGGAAACCGCACCTTTCGGGTGTAAGATTGCAGTAAATCCGCTCCGAGCGGTGGACTGTTCATACGGGAACATTCCCATTTCTATTGACATCCCGAACGCTGCCTTTATCAGGACATCAGATGCACCACTGGTCTCAACAGTCAAATGTGAAGTCAGTGAGTGCACTTATTCAGCAGACTTCGGCGGGATGGCCACCCTGCAGTATGTATCCGACCGCGAAGGTCAATGCCCCGTACATTCGCATTCGAGCACAGCAACTCTCCAAGAGTCGACAGTACATGTCCTGGAGAAAGGAGCGGTGACAGTACACTTTAGCACCGCGAGTCCACAGGCGAACTTTATCGTATCGCTGTGTGGGAAGAAGACAACATGCAATGCAGAATGTAAACCACCAGCTGACCATATCGTGAGCACCCCGCACAAAAATGACCAAGAATTTCAAGCCGCCATCTCAAAAACATCATGGAGTTGGCTGTTTGCCCTTTTCGGCGGCGCCTCGTCGCTATTAATTATAGGACTTATGATTTTTGCTTGCAGCATGATGCTGACTAGCACACGAAGATGACCGCTACGCCCCAATGATCCGACCAGCAAAACTCGATGTACTTCCGAGGAACTGATGTGCATAATGCATCAGGCTGGTACATTAGATCCCCGCTTACCGCGGGCAATATAGCAACACTAAAAACTCGATGTACTTCCGAGGAAGCGCAGTGCATAATGCTGCGCAGTGTTGCCACATAACCACTATATTAACCATTTATCTAGCGGACGCCAAAAACTCAATGTATTTCTGAGGAAGCGTGGTGCATAATGCCACGCAGCGTCTGCATAACTTTTATTATTTCTTTTATTAATCAACAAAATTTTGTTTTTAACATTTC